CAAGGTATTCAAGGCCGTTTTTCATCATGTTCGACCCGCGGAATTCGGGCACGATGTAGACCGCGAAAATATGGAATCCGGCATTTCGGAGAGGTTCGATCACCGAGAAGCCCACGAAATCCTTTGCTGGCTCCATCAGTTTCTTCGCAAACGTCTCCTGGAACTGTTCCGGCTTGATCCCTATCCGGTCGGCATACCCCAGGTGGAGCTGCTTTGCGCCGTACAGGATATCGTTCATCACCTGGTAGGGCGTGAATTCCTCCATGGACGCTTCCGCGAGCTCCTTGAGCCCGGGCAGGATCACGGGCGCCACGGCGTTCAGGAGAAACTGATTCTGACTTGGTAGAAGCCCCAGGATGAGCTGCGCCCTCCCTGGGTCTACTTTCGGTTGAGGCATCATTCCGATCACGTTGGAGCTGTTCATCTTGTCCCCCTGAGCTCGTAGTTTATGGTGAAGCCCGACAACGACCAAGGCGTATCTCTTTGGTTCGAGTAGAACCGGAACCGGACCCACTTCCCTTCCTTCCGAAACGCGCTGAAATCGCATCGTTGAGAAACGCCGATCGTGAAAGCTACCGGATCCGACCACTTGATGTCCTCTCCCAAGCGGTTCCGGACACCTACCTGTACGAGTAATTCGCAAACTGTGGTCTGTTCATTGAGGTCCGGAATCACTTCCGCGATCACTTTCATTCGATCCGGGTTATCGAAGCTCATGTCTCCGGACTCGATCCGGCCGTCGATCGCCTGGTAGATCGAAGCGAAATAATCGTTGTCTCCGTAATCAAGCCGCAGAATATCCCCGCTTGCGTTCCCGACGATCTCGAGGGGGATCCCCGTGAGGTCCTTTTCGCCGTGACAAGAAAAATTGATTCCCTGAATAGACCAAACCTTCAATTCCGCGTTGTAGATGTACGCGGTATCCGGGACCGTGTTGGATCCCGTCGCCACGCAGAACCATACCTCATCCGTTCCGGGCATTGAGAAAGCAAACGCGAGAGAGGTATACGCCGCGTTCAGGTTGTCGAAAATCTCATCCCGCATCGGTAGCCCGATCGGTTCGCTTTTTCCCTGGCCAGCCGCGCCCGTCCGGAAAACATCCTTCTTCCCGAGCCAATAAATATGATCCCCATGTTTGCAAACCGCCCGGGAGGCAAGGATCTCCGCTTCCGGGTCGATCGGGATGAATTGCTTCGTCGCCTGGGCGAAGTCGGAAACCCAAAGCCCCCGCTCCACGAAAAAGAACATCCTTTGCCCCGAAGCCACTTGCGCCTTGACGTTCTCGATTGCCGAAACGCCGGTATTGAAATTGACGATATCGAACCGGCCAGCTTTCGTTGTCTCGTCAATCGTCCAATTTTCAGGATTTCCGGGCTCTGTCCATCGAACCCGTCCGGTATAGGTGTACCCTCCCTCCTGCAGATTCGACGCGACGAGACGGTGTAAGCAGCTCGAAATCCTCTTGGCCCAGGTGGGGGCTCCCGTCAAGGCCGTCAGGACGCCAGCGTATGAAGCCCACTTCCAGATTGCGTCTTTCCCGTTCGATAGGATCGGAAGGCCGGCCACAAGCTCGAACTGCCAGAAGTCCGTTTCCCCCCCGGTCGGCGCCGGCGAGGGGGTGATCGTGGTGTACGAGGTAAAATCCGAGTTGTAGGCGTAGACCGCTTCATCGCAGCAAACGATCGTCCTCAATTCCCCATCGGTCCCGATGAAGGAGAAAGTCGCGCGGACGGGAAGGGCCCCAAAGCTCGTCGCAAGCCAGAACTTCCCGGGCGTCTTTGAAACGAATCCGGGTGTAAATCGCACGTTTCTTCCGTCCGACCACAAGACCATCGACCCGGGGAATTGCTTGTTGATGCCCTTGTCGAGCTCTCTCACGGGAACGGTTTTCACCGGCATTATGGGATCTCCTGGACAGACATACGGACGTTTTTCTCGTAGACATACCCCGCGGCCGTCGTGCCCCGGACTCCAAGGAGGTATGTTTCCCCATCGGATCCTGCCGCGACATGAACCCCCACCCTGGGGGTGATCGTCTCGATGAGGGCTACGATCGTCGCTGAAACGTCCGTCCCGTCCGATTCCTTCGTGACGAGGACCGCGCCAGAAGCGATCGCGTCTCCCCCCTCGAGGCGCCGCGAATAATTCACATCGAACAGGAGGCGATCGGCCGGCTGCTTGTTGAAACTGTCCGTTACGACCGTGGCGACCCGGAGAAGGAGGTCACGCTGATAGATGTTCCCCAGGTTCGACGTTATGACGCATTGGATCGTGTGCTCGTCTCCCTCCGTCCCGCCTTTCAGGACCACGGACACATCCGGAGAGTCGATCGCGGAGCTGTCGATAATGGAGGCCGAGCTGTCAACCCCTGTCGCTGAATTTATACAGGTCAGCGCCTCGTAAGAAACGATCTCCCCCTCGAGGAAGTCCGTCGAGAAATTGAAGTGGACCGGAAATTTCTCGATCGGGCTTTTAGTTATATTGTCCATTTTCAGAACATCCTCGATCCTATGCCGGACCATGATCTTGTAGGAGCCCCGAGAGCTACGAAATCAGTTTCTCCGCTTGGAAGCATATAGATATCTCCCCCCGCAACCGCGGCGTAAACGTCTCCATTCTTCGTCGTTCCCATTCCTTGCCAGGTCCTAACGCCTTGGCCCATCGGAGTAAAAGTAGCCCCGCCATTGATGCTTTTATAAATATCCGATGCCCCGTAATTGACACAGGCGTATATTGTCCCGTCAACGCCAGCTCCTACTCCTTGCCATCCGTATCCAGGATTCAGCCCAAGAGGATTCCAAGACCCCGCCCCTCCGGTTCTTTTATAGATATCCGCAATCCCGACGTTGGAGTGAGCGCAGAAAATGTCACCATTCGGCGCCGCTGCCATGTAAGTCCATTGTTTCCCGGAGGGAGCTCCCGTTCCGACAAAATTCCCGACCCCTCCCGCTCGGATGTAAATATCGTTCGGATCCCCGCCCGTGTAATGAGCAAGGTAGATATCTCCGTTCGATGCCGCGCACATCCCCCAAAAATTCCCCGCGGTTATGACCGGGACTATCGGCGCTCCGAGGGCGATGAAATTCCCCACCCCACCTACGCGAACATATACTTCCGATCCGGCACAACAGTACACATCCCCATTGAGACTGATACAAATTCCGGCCCATGTTCTGAATGTTTGACCAAGAGGACCGAAATTACCTGTCCCGGAAAACCGTTGATATATGTCATTCGTGCTTGCGGCCGCATAGATATCCCTCTTTTGTTCCGGGGGCGAAGGCGGGGGATCTGCCACAAGAACCACTCCCACCCCGCACGAAACAAATAGCTCTACAGTATTGCTGAATTGGTAAGTCAATCCGACGTTCGCCCGGACGTAGAAAGTATATGTTTTCGACGGCTCGAGATCCGGTGTGGTAAAAGAAAAGGCGTTCGTGCTTCCGAGAAGAACCATGTCTTGTCCGGCCGGGACGCTCGATTTCCAGAATATCTCAAAGTTAGCGTTCTGCCCGTAGGTCCAGGTCAGAAGAATGGCCTTCTTCCCTGAAAGAGTCGCTGTCAGGACAGGATCATCCATTCCTGCCACTCCTGAAAAATCGGGTTATCGAACCTTCCTTCGAGAATCGGTACTTCGCTTTCGCGCTGTAATCCATGGCGATCCGATACAAGAAAGTCATTTCCCTGCCGATGTAAGAGTACACATCCCAAAGAAACGTGAATTCCTTCGTGACGTATACGAGAATATACCAAGAAGCCGTGAATTCCTTGAGCACCCGGAGGAAAACGCTGTACTTGAAGATAAATTCCTTCGACACTCCCTCGAAAAGATTCCATTTCGCGGTCTTTTCGACCGAGATGGAATACTCGTCTCGAAGGATATAGAAGCTCATGCTACGGCGCCGATCCCACCACGGCGGTAAACTTGCCCGTGTCGGACGCCACAGCCGCCCCTGCCGTTACCGTGCGCCGGAACCATATCCGTGCCACCCCCGAGGCGGCTACGTCTCCCAGGGCGATCCCTGCGCCCAGGGAAAGGGGCGTCGAGAAG